TCATGCGCTATGGCAAGATTGGAGTGACCGTGGTGTCCTTTGTTAATGACCTCAACACCTAATTCTTTCGAGAGGTAGTAGGGAAAGTTAAGTTCGTTGATTTGTATAGTGGGTTTACTACGGTACCCCTGTACATAACTATCCCCAAATACTACTAACCTTCGCAAGCCCGACACTCATTGTCCTCCTCATTACCTGTTTGAAATCCACCACCATCCGCTAGATTACTCATCAAGTCTTCGTATCCACCGATGTACTTTCCATCAATATATATCTGTGGTACTGTGGTAACATCTCGACCCGTAACTTCGGCAGCAGTCTTACCTGATTCCTTTAAGTCAATATAGTCGAACGGCATTCCTCGCAGAGTTAATTCATCTCTCGCCATTTCACAGTATGGACAACCTGTCTTACCGTATATGATAGATCGACTGTCACTCTGAAGTGCTACGCGTTCTACTTTATCAGATACAGTTTCCGCACGGGAAGTCGCCTCTGTTCGCAGGTAGTACAGACCCTTCAGACCTTTCTTCCAAGCATTGAAATGAACCTTGTTTACGTAACGCTTAGGCGCACCTGCCGGGAAGAACAAGTTAACCGATTGACCTTGACAGATATACTTCTGACGGTCAGCAGCGTGCTCTATGACCCAGTTCTGGTCTAACTCTTGCGCAGTCTTAAATACCGCCTTCTCACCTTCGTTCAAGAACGGTAAGTGTTGTACCGAACCTTTATTGGTGATGATAGAAGTCCATATAGAGTCGTTATTGTACCCCTTATCAGACAATAACTGATTAAGGTAAACGTTCTTGACTAAAAAGGAACCAGCGCGAGTTCTATGAGTGTACGCATTGGCCTTCAATGGTTCTATAGAAGGACTGGTTGATAGTATAACACCGGACGAGGCATTAGGCGCAATGGCAATCAAGTGCGCGTTTCTCATACCAGTACCTTCCATGTCTGGTGCCTCTCCACGTTCCTTACCTAAACGAAGTGATTCCGCAGTAGCCTGTTTTTGGATATTTTTAAATACTACATCGTTAATCTCTTTCGCCTTGTCAGATTCCCATGCGACTCCATGTTTTTGTAACAAAGAGTGGAATCCCATCGCACCTAAACCTAACGAACGTTCCTGTGATGCGGAAAAACGAGCACGTGAGATATGGTCAGGCGCATGTTCTATGAAGTAATCAATGACATTATCAAGCATAGTAATAATATCAGCAACAATAGTAGTGTCTTTCCACTCATCATAGTATTCTAAGTTGAGGGACGATAGACAACATACTGCCGTACGGTCTTCGCTAGTGGGTAAATGAATCTCGTTACATAGATTAGAACCATGTATCTTTAACCCCTTCTCCTTTAAACTCATCGGCAAACCACGGTTCGCAGTGTCAATGAAATTCAGGTATGGTTCGCCTGTACGGAATCTAACCTCAAGGATTCGTTCCCATAATTTACGGGCATTGACAGATTCTTTTACCGAACCATTACTCGGGTCACGCAGATCGAAAGTTGTATCGTTCAATACGGCCGCCATGAACTCGTCGGTAATATTAATCGCATTATGAATATTCAATGCTTTGCGTTGAACGTCACCCGTAGGAATACGAATGTTCAAGAATTCTATAATGTCTGGATGATGTACATCTAGGTATGCCGCATATGAACCCTTACGCGTCTTTCCTTGACGATAAGCAATCATGTCTGCGTCTACTGTGTGTAAGAAAGGAATCGGGCCAGGCGCTATGTCTGAGACTGTACGAACGTCCGACCAATGTCCACCTACACCACCACCCATAACAGACAGCCATCGCAACTCTGTGGTATGGTCGATCAGTCCTTCGAGGGTGTCCGGTACGAAAGTGAGAAAACATGATATGGGTAGTCCACGAGACTTACCATCTTTATCTGGAGCGTTAGATAGTACAGGGGATGCGAACATGAACCATTTTTTGCTTACATAATCATACAATCTCTGTGCTAGTGCTTCGTCTAACACTCCCTTGTACGATGACCAAGCAATAGCCGCTCGAGCATATCCTTCTTGCGGGGAATCTTCTTCTGGGCGTAAGTAAAAGTCTTTCAACATACCTGTGGCATAATCAGTCAATAGGTCATCGCGACCCGTGTCCATTTTAATATTCATAACGACTCTTTTTTTATCTGGAATAATCATAGAATGGTTCGTCTTCAATGAAGTCGTAATCTTCTATTAGCATTTGTTTGCCATCATTGAAAAACTTTTCACAACGGTTCATTATATATTCGTCTTGTTCATCTTCGTCTAACAGACCTTCCCACATCATATGATTGAGAAAAGAGCTATTGCGGTTTTTGACCAAGAACCTATCGGGGGATAGTAGTGTGGTGTCTGTACCGTCAAGCGATACATATATCAATTTGCTATCATCGTGTCCCTCATCGAGGAAAGATGTCAGATCAGACGCGACATCGAAGATAACAATTTTGTAGGAGGAGCAATCTATAACTTTCATGTAAGTGCCTATCAGCTATCAGTTAACATGGTGTCCATTATACTTGATTTCGAGCGAGATGGCAAGAACTATTTTTTAAATTTTTCAGGAAAGTATCTGCGCAACATGTCTGAGGCAGATTTCCTTTTGTTCTTCCTATCGTATTTTTTGCGAACAATGACAGTTTGATTATCGTCACCGGCTCCAGGCACTGACGCGGTAGAGGTCATCTCTTCCTCAAACCGTCGTTTAAATTCTTCATAGGTCTTCATGCGAAAGTCTCTTCGTAATTACGTTGAACGCCCGCCAACGAATAGAGCATATCATACACGAATATGGGGCGTCATGTCAAGAACATTTTAGTAATGCGTCCTTTATATAGGGTTTTGGGAGACCCCATAGAGAGGATTTACTTAATAAGTTCAGCAGATGTTGCTAAAACTCTTTGACCAGACTTCATGTGTACACCTTCGTGTATGGCTAATCCTAGTATATTATGTACAGGAGCACCTTCGACTATCCGAATCTTATCACCCTTCCGGACATCTTCGCACTGTGCGGTCATAGTATCGTTGTTAATTCGATACACGCCTGGCGATAGTGACCCGTCATCTAACACATACCAGAATGATTGTTCCTGTAGAACGTCAAGGATACTTATACCAGTATTCTCATGAATCTTTTCAATATTTTTGTCGGTCAGTTCACCGTGCTCTTTAATAAGAGCGAGCGCGGCGCCATATCGAGCAACGACCGAAGAACCGCCTGGCACCTTTTCCATGATTTTCTTTAGGTTGAACACAAGACGATGGAATGAAGTGTAGTTATCACGATAGGCATCGCGATTACCCATGACCTCCATATCATAGTCTCGGCGCTTGTTACCTTGATCATCAATGATACCTGCTTTAAACGCACCAGTATCCTCGAACTTAGTAACAAGTAACTTTAAGAACCTAATCGTATAGACGACATCAGCGGCAGATTTTAATAATCCCATTATACACTCCTCAATCTTTCTATCACGTATTTATCCATTTCAACCCCAGTAATCTCATTATTTTCTATTACCCGTAAGAATATGAGAAATGGTTTCAGTACAGCCCAATGGTCTGCTGGTATTTTTAATGCGAGTATTTCCACACCCGCCTCATGACCAAATACATTAAATATCACAATCAAGTGATTTAATATCAAACGTTCTGCTAGTTCATTAGTTTGACTGTACCTACTCAACAACCTCTTGACGTATTTAAAACGTTTTAGATCGTCGTAGAACTCTTCTCCGTCAATGTATTCGGGATTGTAATAATTCTTCGCTGCGTATACAACTAAATTAGTTTTTGTTAACTTCATAGTATGGGTCAGTTAATTCCGGTAAATGAAACTCAGGTGGAGGTAGTCCGTCTTTTAGTTTATTTAGTCCATCCTCAACTGGTATCATCCACGCATAACTGACCTTTAAAGAACCATCTTCTTTAAATTCTTTAGTAATAGATTCAGTATCATTCATATATACGTAACTAAATGCCCATCTTTCGTTGCGCATACGCATATCCAATTCACCCTCGTACGCCAATTTCTTTAAACGATAAAACTGAAGAGTGTCTTCCCCTATCATATACTCAGGGTCATATCGCATTACAGACGCTGCTTTGCGCGATAGGAAGGTCATTCTATTGAATGTTTCGTATCGCTCTCCATACTCCCTGAAGAATCTGTTCAATCGTATTCGGACTTCTGCCCAATGTGCTGCCTCTTCTGGTGAGGTACCAAAAAAATCCATGTACATATGTGCTAGACGTTCTGGTATCAAATCGGCAAAAGTAGCATCTGTCTCATAATCATGAGGGTATGCGGGGGTTAAGTACTTTGGGATGAACCAACCTTTTATCTTTACTGACCTAGAGTCGTACTGGCTGTCCCATAAGTCAGGTTTGAATTTATTCAGACATAACTGGTTATACAGACATATAACATCAGGAGCATTGGGAGAGAGTGCGATAGTACGATACAGATTTCTTCCGTAAGCGGTAATGATGTCATCACCGTCTACCTGAACCATGTATTCGTTTTCAGAAGATAAGAATAAATCTAGTACGGAATTTTTCCCAGTGGCTGGGGTTCCGTCTGATTGAGTGATATGATGTTCGATACCGTGTTTGACACAGTAATCAATGGCGGTCTTCTCATACTCCTTATCCAGAGTATTGATAACGACCACCACATCATTATACCTTAATGTGAAGAACTGACGTGCGAGATTTTCGACACTATTACTAGTGAGTACATAATATTTAAACATCAAAACAACTTATAATAATAGTGATTAAAAAAACTTATTCGTCTTCGTCTTCGATCTCTTCTTCGTCAAAGAATTCTTCGACTACTTCTTCATGAGTAAGAACAACTTCAGCAACATCGTGCTTGTTACCGATACCATCCTTCGCGTCTTTCCAGGCTGATACTTGTTTATGAGTCAAGCCCTGAGCCTTAAGAAGTTCATTTGTTTTGGGATGATGCCAACCTTTAATGGAAGGAACCGCACCTTTACACCAACTTGGAGATTTAATCATATTACTATCCTCTTATTTCGCGTATACGCATAATGATTAGTTCTTTAGTCTCGCCTTTGAGACCGGTTATCCCTATACCTAAATCGGCACAGAGTTTTATTAGATCACCTTTAGTCATAGAATAATATCTACCATCGGGAAACTTACAGCGTTTATCAATGGTAGATTCTCTAACAGCACATTCCTTAGTGATTAAGGAGATCACGGTTATTTACTCTTAACTACCGAAGTATCACCATTGGACAAGTTGTCACCACTTCTAGCGGAAGACTGCTTCTTAACGGCACGACCAGCTTTAGATGTCATTTCATGACCTTCTTCATCATCGGCAACCAGTTCTGGTTTCTTACCCATTTCAACATCGTGTTTCTTGGCGAACTCTTTAGACTTAGGAGATTCTTTGTCCATGATACCTTCTGGTTTAGCAGCACTATCAGGGACTTGTTTAGCTTTAACGGCCTCTTCAACCTGTGACCACATCTCGATAAACGCTGCGCGAGTATCTACAGACTCAATCTTAGAAATCTCGGCAGTAGCGTCAGCAGTATGTGAGTTATGCTTGATGTCTTTAGTTAAAGATGCCCTACCAGTTTTAGGTTTCTTTTTTGGTTCAGCAACTTCGTCTTCTTCTGGTTCTACGGCTTCTTTCTTAGCAGGTTTCTTACCACCGTCGATTGCGTCATCAGTTGCGGCACGTTTCTTGTGAAGGAACTCATCAGACGAATCAACATCACCATCGTTGTCGATGTCTTTGTCTTTACGATCTTTAAATTCTTTATCGTTCTCTTTATCGTTGACAGGGTCGAGTTTCTTTTTCTCTTCTAAAGTTTTTTCTGCGGAGACCTTCATTGACAGATATGCCTCCATGATTTTATTGATATTTGACATTGTTAGTCTCCGATGATTATTATGGTGTGTCAAAAAACATTTTGACAATTATACCCGCGAACACAGTGGCCGCAAGAGTTAATACATACTGCATTACCTTAACGGTTTTGCCTTGTTCGTTTACAACTTCTTCAATAACATCCATTCTCGCAGAGAAACGATTCATTCTCTCAGCGTGTTGTTGAGAGGTCTTATCGATATTAATAAGTTTTTCTTCTGCGCGAGCAAGATCAATCATCGCATCCGACAATTTATCAATCTTGGTCTCTATTCGTGCGAGACGTTGTTCTTCTGAGTTAGGTTGCATTAATCGTTTTACCGTTTAAATTGGAAATAGCTGTTACTATTTATACTAATTAACTATCGACTTTAGCGCCAGCGCGCCATTGTCGACAAGACCAATATCCAGCAGTTGTTTTATCTTTCTTATTAGCACAATCATGTCTAGCACGGAAAGCGGCACGTCTCTTAGGGTCGTCTCTCTTGATCTCCATATTGGGATCTCCGAAAGAAACTTTAACCACGTTGCCTTTATCATTCTTTACATATACGAAAAACTTCTTACTACCACCACGTTGTATTTGGTTAAGCTTTACGTTGTCTTTCTTACCTTCTTCATTGATGTACACACCGTCTTCAACGATGAGATCATCACAATCATCACAACAAGATTCTGCTATATATTGTTTAAACTTTTTCATTAAGATCTTTTCGTTCTAATATCGCTAAGAGTTTTAGGAGCAGTAGACTCTTTCATTGAACCAAAGCCAGGTTCGAACCCAGTAATATCACGGAGGTTGGCAGTTGCCGCAAGACGTAGGTAACGTAACTTAATACCCTTACTCTCGAACTCTGCATAATCGACTTCACCGTCACTTGACTTCTGTGACAGGTTATATAGAAGACCTTTCTTAACATCAATCTTAACTAAAGGAAAGATGTCACCTGCCATACTGTTGCGAGTAGCATAACGGAATACTGTTTGACCAGTCTTAACCTTTGCTTCCTTGCCAACATATGACTTATCAGAGGCATCAAGACCGAACAGTACGATACCCTCTACATTACCATGTCCACATACGCCAATCACTTTGTAACCTTTCTTGGTTCCGTAAGCGATTACCTTTTCCTCACCCCAGTTACTAGGTGACTTATCCAAGAACTGCTGATATGCTTCGTCAAGTTCGACAGAAGTTTCTTCTTTCATAAGATAAGCATCAACACCGCCAGTAGACTTTAGTTTCCATTGCTTTGCTGCTTTCTGTGCCGCATCATATGAAGTAGGCGCAGTAACTACTACCTTACCTTTCTTAGCATGAACAACAGTGTAGGAATATTCTTTTGCTTCATTCATACCTTTCATGAACTCAGCAACATCTTTTTCTTTCATGCCAATCTTCTTAGCAATCTGTGCGGCAGTCATACCTTTCTTAACCATGGCATGAAACTCTTTCATCTTACCTTCTTCAAGGTCTACAGACTCATACTGATACGGGTCTTTCTTCTTATTCCGTATAAGTTCTTGATGACGTTCTATCGCCTTGCGTCTAGCAGCTGCGGACTTGTTGGGTGCCGCAGGTTGCGCCGCGTTAGCACGTTTGTCTCGTTTGTGCTTAGGAGTGACGCCTATAGTCTTTGTCACTTTCTTATAATCCAAATCATCATCGTTATAAGCTTCTTCGACAGACTCTTTAGAAACTAACTTCCATCCCTGTTTCTTCATCCGGTCAGCGGTAGCGCCGTCAACCTTACGAGTATATACACCCTTTGAAACGGTATATACCTCAGCACCTTCTTCGATGTTATTGATAGTGTCGCGAGAAGACTCCCGCAATTCTTGAAATGTTTTCATCTTAGTTACCGATTCCTTTATATGACCTTATAACGTATTATATATTGAATACCGCTTATTGTCAAGGGCTATTATGCTAAATCTTTGTCGTGGTTAAGACCACCTTTTTTCTTCTTAACAATGAACGCATTGACTCGTGCGTGTCCCCATTGTTGGGGGGTGGTACCTGGCCGGTGACCAGTCTTCCATGCCGCAACTCCACGATTATAAACCTTCTTTAGAGTCTCCGGAGATATACCTGACTTCTTTGCCTTAGAAGCGATACCGTCAGGGCCTTCTTCAAGATCCAATGTATCATAGAGGGCATATCGTTTTTCGTCAAGGTATTTCTTAAAAGTAATCATGGTTTCCAATCTCCTAGCATATCATGAAGTGCTCTATCATTCATGCCCGCATATGTCTTGGCGACCTTCTGCGCATAATACTGTGTACCATGACTCATTTTACCTTGAGATTCCTTTTTCTTACGAGTCAGAAGTTTCTTTAAGGTCATCAGCGCATGTTGGTATTGTTTTTTGTTAGTGGTCTTAGACTTTATTTTATCAAAGATCCCCTCATCAATACCTTGACTATTCTCTTCTGCGACACAATTAGGAACCATCTTGTTCCCTTTCTTCTTCATACCGACTTCTTTGTAACCGTCCCAACAATCCTCATCATACATATCCTTAAATGACTTAGTATATTTAGATGGTTTAGTTTTTGCGGTCGCATCGCCAGGAGCTGGTTTGTACGCAGATGAATCATCGTCTGCCTTCTTACCATGTTTTTTGAAGTGTGCGTCACGTTTTGCTTTGGTAGACTTCTTGAGTCCTGCGTGATAACGTGCGGGTTGAGTTCCCTCACGATCTTTGATATCTGGATCTTGGCTCTCATACTTGAGTTCTGGATCAGGAGACTTGAATGCTTTCTTACGCATTATTGTTTTGTTAACAACTTCGAACTCACCGTTCTTCCAGTTGATGACAACAGGTAGGTTTAGATCAGACTGCATATCCTTGAGGATCGCTTCACTGTTACCGTGTTTCTTAATCTTCTTGCCTTTGTTGTCCGCCATCTTCTGGAACAGAGATTTCAACTCATCCACAGTAATTGCGGGTTTGTTTCTACTATCGTTCATACGGTCTTTGAAGTGACGTGTGAATTCGATGTCAACATCAAACTTGTTTAGCAAACGATCCGCAAACTTCTCTAGGTCATTGAGTTCTTTCTGAGATACTTCTTCAGAGACTAACTCCACAGCATCCAACCACTTACGCATTTTTTTGCCTTCGTGAGTTTCGATAATAACGTAGTTAGTTCCTAATATAGCAACAGTTGCTAGTTCGTCGCTATCCTTTACAACAACTTCATCACCTACAGAAAACAGTTCACCTAATACGAATTTCTCTCGTATCTCGGAGACTGACGTTAATTCTAGGTGATTGCGAAAATCCGACGCTTCCTTCAGTCCCATACCCTTACGGACATCGTTATATAAGCGACGAGCATCCGCATTGGACATAGACTTTGGTACGCCTTGAGAGAATGCTACGAAATCATTACTTGACGCGTTATCTCTTTGTTTAGACGCAGACATTCCTTCTATACCTTCAGCATCAGGATCTCTCTTACCCGCTGATACTAAGTTAATACTTTTGAAGTTATAGAAACCATGTCTAGCTTGCTGTCCATTATATTTATTGAACAGTACATCGAATTCTCTTATGCGGTCATCACCTACCACCATAGTTACTGTTCGGTAACCTTGATCGTATAGTGAGACCAGCGCATTTATGGCAGTCTTGACATTCTTGTCTACCATAACCTGACGTGCGTGTTTTGGAAACATCTTCCGCACGTGCTTAATTTTGTCGGAATACGATAGTGGATTCTTCTTCGCATCTTGTGTCTGTGATACGAATACCTTGTAGTCGGATTTACCAGACTTTTGAGCAAGGGCATCCATTACTTTACCGTGACCGATAGTCGGGGGATTCATCCGACCGAACGTGAAGAATACTTCACGCTCTTCTTCGATGATGTATTGGGAAAAATTCTTAATCATTTTTTATCCGCACCACCACCGCGCTTTCGTTCAATCTCCGCCTTTCTTACTTGAGGTAGAATTTTTCTTGCCGCACGATCAATCTTACTTTGCATCGCAGGTTTTTCGAGACGCTTTTCGATCTCTTTCTTACGCGCAATAGATAACTCGGACTTGTCTATGCCCTTAGTAATTTTCTTAACGAGAGCCTTTCGAGCAGACTTACGCGCACGTAATTTTAATTTATCCATACTCGCGATTTTACGCTCAGAACGTTTACGACCCATAGCGATTTTCGCTTTGTTTCGTTTCATTCTCTGACCGAGTTTACGTCGCTGCGTAACATCTAACGCTTCATCAGTCTCAACTGCTTTTTCGTTAGTATTACCAGTAGGTATATCTTTCTTTCTCTTTTTAGCATTATACGCTAACTGCTCATCACCCGACATGGTGTAATCAACATTTATAAAATGCTTAAATGACATAGGCGCCATTCACTTATCCTCTTTTGGTTTATTCCATATTATCTACGAGCTGAGTCCCAGCCCTTTAGTATATCGGATGAAAAGTTGTTGTATGAAAATTCCATACGGTCAACTAGTTTCACCGCATCACCACCAAGTTTATCAATTGCTACGTATCCTTCTTCACCTGTTACTTTATATCCATCTTTAGTTTTAACGAAGGTATCAATTGTCTTTAATTTGTCTAAACTATTTATAAGTTTTAATTTCGCAAGTACCAGAGTTTTCTGTAAATCAAACATCTTTTCTAAACTAGCACGATTATCATCAGAAAAGAACTCCATCTCATCCTTCATTTTAGCGATCCAAGCGTCCTTACCGCGTTGAGATTTCTTACTTTCGATTTCTTTTTTGTAGTAAGCTTGTCTATTACTTATCAATCCGTTAACATGCTTTTTTGAGTCAGGAAGCAATGCTCCCGCACGAACGAAGGTGTTGTTGTATGTCTCAATAGGTTGTGCGAGTTTAGGGTTCGCCTGTAATGTACGCAGAGTTGTAGCCGATATCTGATTGAATAACTTACCCGCGTTAGACAATATCTTAGTGACTTCTTCGGTCTCTCTCTTAGACATTGTCGCGTGAGTCACATCTCTCAACATAGCATCTTGTGACCAGACATTCTTAGACTTCTTTAATTTAGAAACGTCTACACCGTATGACGCCGACATAGTTTCGAAGGTACTACCTTTGTAAGTAGTGTGCCAAACGATACCAATCTTCGCGTCACGTACAGACTTAGACTGCTCGTAAGGTACCGCATACGCAATAGTGTTTGGGTGGAAAACGGTGTACTTCTGACCGTCGATGTTCTTGGTAGAAACGTCACCATTACCAAATAGGAAGTCTCCCTGAATAACACCTTTGATTCCCAACTCGGGAAGATAACGTAATGCTTCCTTTAACTTCGCATTTAAGTCGCCAGACGTATCATCGTCAATGTCAGCATTAGTCTTGTATACCTTTGGGTTCTTATTGAAGATACTTTTCTTAGCAACAAAGAACTTACCGTCACTTGGGTCAGTACCACAAAAGACCGCAGGGGCACCGTCCCACTTCACGGATACATTCCCTTTAGAAGTACCCGCCAACATATCCCGCAGACCGCGTAACGCGTTAATTGCCTGACGCGTACCGTCAACACCACCATAGAGAACCTTGTCCTCGATGTGAGTCATGTGAGTATTTTTACTCTCTGTGATAAACTCTTTAAAGTTCATGGTCATCTATCCATCTCTGAACTTCTGCCTTGGCAGTTTCTACATTCTTATACGCTGTAGCTGGGTGTCTTGGAGTATTCCCACTCTTATCAAAGACAGTAGGCATCACTTTCTGACTACCGTCTTTGTTCATCTTCATAGAGTCCATACCCGACAATCGAATCTCAAACTTACCGTCCGAGGTTACGTGTTTATATACCTTCTTACGACCAATCATACCATCGGGAACTTTGTTCCACTTTACTTTGGTCGATTCTTCAAGGTGTTTTTTGAATGTTTTCATAGTAGAATTTTTCCATTATGCGTTATCTACCAAAATAAGTTCGAATGTTGCTGATACTTTAGTGGCCTGTGCTGCTGTCAAGTCAAGACGGATATCACTCTTTTCACCGAATCTTAACGGTATAGGATATTCCTGAAGAATATTTTGACCGCCCGCAGAGTAAAGTCTTCCTTTAATTCTAAATGGACTGAGAGGACTATTCCTTGACATAAGACTGTAACCCATAGCGGAGTTAGTTGACGCTTTGTCCGAACCTAATGTTAATTTAAGTAAGTACGCAGTCTTGCCCGCAGGGACAGTATACACTGCCATCAGAGTTTGCGCAAGACCCGCAGTGATTCTAGCAGCAAGACCACCAGACATTGAGATGTCGACATCAGCGACGTTAGTAGTGTTTAGCATTTGTGCTCGGAATACGCGTGAGAACCGTTCGACCGCAGTATCACCAATAGCAACAATCTCTGATATCTCCTGAAAAAATTCATTCAGACCGGTGATTATAACCGAATCTCCAATATTTTCTGTTGAAGTCACGATGGGGGTGTCAGTATCAGGATATGAGTAGGTGACACTACCAGTGTTACCGTCCCAAACTGTTCCGGTAGTCACGTCAACGCTTGTTGCGCCAAATTTGTGAATGTGCGATTGACCATCGATCAAACCGCTGGCGAGGGGGATATTGACTAACGCCCCACTACCACCACCAATGTTACCATCTTTATCGGCAATCATTACAACTTCATGTAGGTCGTTATTACCTGCGCTGTAGTGATTACCACGATTTACTGAATATTGTGCCATGATAGGCCTCCTATAATAGTTTTTTACCAGTCGCAGGTTTACTCTTATAGTCGCACATGATGTGCGATGGATAGAGGCCGCCTTGCTTATTTCGTATATTTATCTTAAAGTCAAAGTATTGATTACTGAATACAATGTCTATTCGTTTACCGTTACCCTGTTTACCACCATACTGTATCTCAACATCTCCGGTGATAGTGGCATACTGTGGGTTTTTTGCTTCAGACATTTCCCAGAAATACACCTTACCGCCTTCCATACCGTGAACCATCCAATACTTAGAACCAATACAAGTCTGTAAGAATTTCTTTAACTTTTGTTTATCTAATTTCGCTTTCACGTTAGGGAATTTTTTTCTCCCATAACTATTAAACACATCACAGAATATCTCATTTTCCAAACCGAATGTATCTAATATAGCCTTACCCATAGCAGTCTGTATTGACCCAGACCTTATGTCAGACGCAGTAAATATCGTACTAATACCCGCATTCATGAAAGTCAAGGTACTTGAGAACTTCAAGGAAAGGTAACTGAACTTCCCGTTAGCATGCTTCAATGTAATGTCGGTTAACTTTTTACCGTGGTCTGAGTGGTTATATGGGTCAATGTATATCTGGTTACCTTGAAGTTTAATGGGGCGACTTTGGTTCATACCACCTTCTGCGATAACTTCAGTTACCGGAGACCGTACCGCCTCAGCACATTTAACAAGTATATGCTCAACTTCTTTTGAATACGTCTTCTTACTCGTTATACCAGACAGCTGTTCGTTCAGCACTTCAACGAAGTCATGCTCGAACTTGATACCTTTGTTTACTCTGGTACCACCGGCGGGTTGACCACCAAACTCTTCAGTCTTCTCTAATTTAGTAAGAGGCAGTTCTGCTCGGGCCTTCTGTCCTTGCATTTTACCGCCAACTATTACCTTCCGTTGGTTGGTAGGTAATAGTTTCAGAGCAAGAATCTTACCCGCAATATCTAACGGTTCTCCATGAGAGTACTTCGTGTTGTTGATAACAATGTATTCCGAAACGAGAATACCGTCATCCGTGACAAAGTTATTGGACTTACCATCCATCTGAAAAACTTTCTGTACGAGAACTTCAGAGCGGTACTCTTTATTTTCCCGTGTTATCTCATTGTATGATAAATTTGCCACTAACTAGTCCCCTTTACTCTCTATAGAGTATATCAGATACTATTTATATGTCAAGGGAATTCATGTTATTTTCTTCTTTATATTGAGCAATAGTGTCAATAAGTGGACGAACCCAGTTGTCACGGTGTTCGATAAAGACTTGTGGTTCATGGTTATCTACAGAGATAATCGTGACCAGTTGGGTGATAGGCATACCTGTACGTTCTTCCCACATGATTGCGTAGGCAGACTCTTGCATGAAGTAATTCTTAATCCAGTCAAGACGTTTAGGTTTCATAGCAGTCTTGTAATCGATGATGGATAACTTACCGTCGAAGACACCGACGCAATCCACACGACCTGCTACACCTAGATGGGTAGAGTA